TCACAACGTACGTTGTTATGGTCTGTTAGTGCTGCGGTATATAAACCGTCTTTCTTTGGGTTTACTTCTTCCGCGAACATATGAGTTTTGCCTTCAAATGTAAATGTTTTCATAATATTTCCTTTCCAACTGTCAACTAATAGTTTACTGTTGCAAGCCGTGCAACTCGGAGATAATCGGATCACCTACCATTTCGCAAATGTATAAAGCGCGCTGGCCCCTTTGAAATGCTTACCGTCAAAATGCGCTAGGCCTTGAAAGTCGCCAGCTTGATAACCTACCGTTTCATATACCTTGCCTGTTTCCAGTACTGTAACGCCCCCCATTACACGATGCACTTTATTAAGATTAATCTTATATACATCAATCTTTTGTTCATCGGTATTTTCTACAACCGCCGTTCTATCGCTTTTTGCCGTGGCTTCCTTTGGAATAGTAGGCGATTTTTCTTTAATAGCGTTTTTCGTAACTACTGCCGCATCATGTAGCGTTGGCGCTTGCGTATAATATGTTACTACCGGCTGCGCCGTTTCCTTATACGCAATAACTTCCTTCGCTACATTTGGCGATACGTTAAGCGCTTCCCCTAATTTGTTAGGGTTCTTCGCTATGGTCTGATTGATAATAACCGGTTCTTGTAGCTTTTTGGTATGCATTACGTTATAGACGAATAAGCCAGCCACTACCACCAGCAGCATAAGTAATGCCACGGTGATAACCGGTAAATACGCCTTTATGAATTGCTTGATAGTATCCATACAATACCCCCGTTAGATAGGCCAATTCAATACTAAATCCGCATCAAATTCCTTACCTTCAATGTTTTCAGTAAATGTATATTGCCACAAATTAGCGCCTTCATAATCGCATTGACTATTTAATTGTGCGCACCAAATAGCGCACCCGCCCAACTGGCTAATATCTAATACATTTACAAGCCAGTCGTAACTAGCATATAGGCCGGTATTTACGTACCCAGCTTGCCATAATTTATTGATGAACACGCTGCAAATATTAGTTAGTTGCTGGTCTGTTGGCATGCCACGTTCTGCCTTGTAGTCGTCAGCATCTTCCATGTCGAACCATACGCCCATTGGCAATTTATCCACAGTTAAGCCGGCATCATTAAGTGTATTCAAAACGAATTCCGCTTCTTCTGCTGCGTGTTCTTCGTTCATAGCGTACGAATAATGATATACGCCAACCGCCAAACCGGCATTAATAGCACCATTAATATTGTTATAGAATTCACTATCTTAATTACCACGGCCATAACCGATGCGAATGATCGCGAAATCAAACCCATTAGCCTTGACCGCGCCCCAATCAACTACGCCGTTATTTTCGCTTACGTCAATACCTCTCATGGTACCCCCTTATAATTTCACCTTGTTTTCAATTTTTGTTCGGATTAAATCTAGGAATTTACCTAACATAGCATTTCCGCCGTCGCGTAGGTTTTCCATGATAGATAGGAATTCACAGGAACCCAAATATAACCATACCAACGATACCGCAAATTGTTTTTGCCCGCTCATTTCATCGAATAACACGGCCGCCATTGTGGCTGCGATATACGTTAAAACTTTAAACACAAAACCTTTTCGCATGTATCGGCTAGAAATTAAACCTTTTTCAAACGCCAACGGTATTGCGCGATATTTTTCCCATACGGCTATTTGGTCTTTATCATATCCGTATTCATCAATTAACATTTGATAGGCAATAGCCGCCCATTTAGTGAATAGGTCAATAAATACCAATAAAATAAACACGCCCAAAATCTGGACGTGTTTAATTCCAATTACCCATATAGCAACGGCAGCCGCACCGCTTAATATTGCTTTCAATACAAAACTATCTGTTAAAGAGTTCCAACCCTCAACAAAAAACTTCAAAATAAACTCCATTATGCGCCCCTTTATTTAACCTTACCTAAACCATAAACGCTGCGCGCTATATTGGCTTTTCTCATATTGATTTTGTCTAATTGTTCCCTCTTTTGTTCGCCGCTCATGCGTTCATTATTAATGATCGCTTTAGATGCTTTGTTCAAACCTTTTAGGCTATCACTTGCACTTTTAAGTTTGGCGAATTCTTTGGCATCGTATCCTTCCGGACGTTGCCCCGTTAGTTTGAATTCATTATGCAACTTTTCTTGTTCCTTATAATCATCGTAAACACGTTGCACGCTATTAGATGATTGATAAGGTGCCGCGGTAAACCCTCTTAACCCCGGCGCTTCGTACCATTTTTTAGATGCATTATTTTCTTTTGCACCAGTAGCCGCATCAATACCGTTTAAACCTAACCCAGCAAGGCCGCCGCCGTACCCTCTAATAGTATTGTCTACTATATACGGTGAAACGTTGATTTTATCGCCTACGAATTTTGCAACTTCGCTTGTATTTGCTCCATATTGTAGGCGTGCCGGTAAATTCTCTTGTGATTGTGGAATAATATTGCGTTGTCTGAATAAAGAGTAATTTGTCATAGCTTCAACAACCGGTATCATAGCCGTAGGCATAAAACTAGGTGCAAGGCTATCAACTACCCTATCACCGAACCCCTTAAAACCTACGCCCTTACGGTTGTTTTTTGCATCGTCAAAATACTGTAACATACGTTCAAACGATGTACCGAATAACACGCCAGCTTCAAACGGCTTAGGAACACGATACATATTTTCTTTGCCCGGAATAATCCAGAATGTATCTTTTTCCCATTGTGGCAACTCTTGGTATCGTTCATCATCTTTATTCATATACCATAGCAAAACACTTGGTAACGTAATATATAGCATCGTTTTAACAGTCATACCGCGCGGGTCTTCCTTAAACGCACGGGCCATTTTGTCGGCGCCTTGAATTGTAGCATTAAAAAAGGCTATTACTTGATTTGCCTTTTTAGTATGCGAACCCCTACGGCTGAAATCTAACGTTATATCACGGCTTTCAAGTGCTGCTTCTCTTGCAGTTAAAGGCTTTCTATCTTTACCAAATAGGCGATTACCTACCCCAGTATAACCCTTTCGTGCATTATCGAATTCCGCCAATCTTGTTGCCATTTCTGTTGCTTCACTCATAGCACGTAATACTTCAATAGGGTTTTTAATTAACTTAGTAACCTTACTTTCACGGCTCATAATATCGCGTAATTGGCCGCCTAAATAGTCGCGGTCTAACGAAACCATTGCCGCATGTGCCGCACCGGATTTCATATATTCCCAGTATAATTCACCCTTTTTAAGGAATAGCGATAACCCTTTAAAGGTATCAAGAACAGGAATAAAACCATGTTTTGAATAAATAGATGCGCCTATCATATCGCGCACAGGGTTTCGCAAGATAAATTCTGGTGATAATGTAGCGCCAGCGCGTAACCAGTTGGCCGGATACGATAAGATTTTAGCAACCATATTTGATTGGTCTTTATCTAACATGCGCATCGTTTGAATAAGTTCCGGCGTTGTTTCATACGTTACTTTTTCGCCGTTTTCCCAAACGTTAAATGTATTATCAGTTTTCGCCTTATTGCCATTTACACGTTCCACTATTTGCCCTATGCCGTTTTTATCGGCAAGTTTTGCAAATGTACGCCCAACGTGATTGCGTTCTACTGCGTTATAGAATTGGAATGTATTTTTAATAATACTTTCCAACGGATCTATAATATCGCGCGTACTACCTTTAAAACGTTTTACCGGACTAGATACATCAATAAACCCCTTGCCACCAGATAAAAACGATTGCATGCCAGCATCTGACATATCACGGAAAAATGGAATGTAATGCGGATACATTTTGCGCATTGTATGATATGCCTTGGCAGTCAACATGCCTTCTTTAACCAACATTTGCAACATATAATCTTGATATTTATATATTGCAAATGCTGCCTTTTGAAAACGTTCATTTCCGGCGTGCTTACCTAGTACGGCAGCATCTTCGGTATAATCAAACGTTGCTTTTTGTTTGTTTTTATGTAGGTCTAAATCGTGCAAGGCTACAAGATATGCGGAGAATTCCTTATGTTCCTTTTCGCCTATGCCTTTCAAAATATCTTTTAACGATTTGATGCCATGTTCCGGTGCACCGTGTTCAATAAGTGTTTCAGCTTTACCAACCCAGCCACGTGCTAACCACGCTTGCATATAAGGGTTATCGTCAAAGGCAATTTTTTCGCCTGTTTGGCGTTCAACTTCTTCAACTAAATCCTTCAACGGGTTTAATTCATCAACGGCTTTTGTGTATACATCATTTAATGCTTTTTTAATTACGTCTTTAGCTTCGCCACGTTTAACCGCATCAATAGCTTGGCTTACTTTACCTTTACTTTCAAACGAAATACTACCCTTGATACGTTCTGCCCCGCCTTGCAGGTGCCATTCATGAACCAGCTTCGATAATTTATTAGTTATACCGTTCAATTCTGGTTCTTTTGCGATTGCTTCCGTAAAATGATTATAGAATTCTGGAAATTCCCGTTTTGCTTTCGCGCGATCACTTACATAATCTTTGAAAAATTCTGCGTAACCTTCGCCGCGTATACCGTCCATACCTAATTTATTGTATGCTTTACCGAACCGGTCTTGAATTACGCCGTTAAATTCTGTATTGAACCGTGCATCTTTACTAAAACCGAAATAATTATCTACATAATGCCCTAATTCATGCATGATAACTGGAATTTCTCCATAATTACCACTACGAATTACATCGGTTTTAGTGTTATACCAGCCGCGCACATTATCACGGCCCAAACGGCCACTTTTCACGCGTTGATTGAATAGGTTATTAACCGCATCAAGAATTTCCCTACGTGTTACGCTTCGTCCTAACCGCCCTACTTCATCAATGCCAGTATGCGGCGTATCCTTACCCATTGCGCTATATTGTAGCGGTTCCGTAGGTC